CGTCGGCGCCGGTGGCGCGGATGCTGGTGCCGCCGCGGCTCCTGGTGATTCGGATCGCCATGTCAGGCCACCTCCTCGAGCTGCGTATCCCACGGCTGCACCACGAAGTCCTCGGTCTGCCGGATGGTGATGCCGCGCACGCCGGCGGCGGCTTCGGGCTCAGCCAGGATCGCCTCCTTGTTCACTTCCTCCTTCACGCGGATGAAGCGGTCGAGCTTGAGTGACTTGAGCGCGTCCAGCACGGCGTCGCCACCGCGCAGCACCACGCTCGGCGGACGCAGGCGCCACTTCACCTCGCCGCTCGCGAAGGTGTGGCTCTTGACCTTGCCATCGCGGGTCAGCTCGTGGCGGTGCGCCTCGCAGTACAGGTGCACGCCCTTGGTCAGCGCGCCGATCTCGTCGGCGAACGGTTTGGCTTCGGCCTCGTAGCGCTCACGCACCGCGGCCAGCTCATCGTTCATCGCGGCCTGGATGCGGTCGCGCTCGCGCTGGTTGGTGCCGATCGCGGCGATCGCCGCCACAGCTTCCTCGCGCGTCTGCGGCACCGGGTGCTGCACCGCGTTGGTCTTGATGCGGGTCTTGCTGGCCATTGGCTACTGCTCCTTGTCGGTGGCGGCATCGGCGGCCGCGTGGAAAATGTCGTGGAAGGTGTCGCGCATGCGCTCGCCCAGCCACGGCGGCAGTTCTTCGTCGTCGTCGGCCGGCACGCGTTGCGCAGCGGCAAGGTGCGGCGGCAAGGTGGTGTCGGTGGCCATCGGCCGGCCATCGGCATGGGAAGGTGCCGTGCTGGCTCGCTTCCACATGGCGTTCGATCTGCTGCCGGATATTTTTTTTACTTCGCCGCGGCGTTTAAGTACTTGCAGCAGGCATGCCACCTGCGCGCTGGTGAAGCGGCCGGCGCTGGCAGCCAGGATGGCGGTGGCGTGCATCGGCTCGGAGCCCATCACAGCCAGCAGCGCTTCCGCTTTCGGCGCCGGCCGGTATTTCGGCTCGCACGGTGTCAGCAAGTGCGGCTTCAACTCGCGCACCGCGGCAGCCGCCGCGTCCGGCGCGATCGAGTAGCGCACGAGGCCATTGCCCAGGCGGTGGCGGTTCACCGCATTGACACGCACGAGGGGACCGATCTCGTCGAACACATCGGCCAAGGTGGCGCCAAGTTTTGCGGCGATCTCCTGCGGGGTGATTTCGTTCGAGCGACGCAGGCAGCCCAGGATGTCCATCCGCAACGCGGTGTTCATCACGCACCCGCCTGGGCGCGTTCGTCGCGCACCGTGTGTACCGTCCACTCGACCTGGCAGCCTTGCACCATCGCCACCATCACGTGCTCGCGCAGATTGCCGACGCGCTGGCTCTTGCGGATGGCGCCACGCACGAAGCGCGCCGGCGGGCCGTCCAGTTGGATCAGAGGGCGTCCGCCGCGCACCGCGACGGAGAGGACCGTGGCGCCTGCCTCGTCGAGAAAGAAGATCGCGCCCAGCGCCTTGTTCGTGGCCGCGCGGAGAATTTCATTCATGGGATTCATGGTTTGCTCCAATGGGCAGTCCTAGCTGCCCGCGTAGGTCCGGCAACGTGACGCGCTTCATGGCGCCCACCTGCCGCAACGTCGTCATGGACCGGCCGTAAAGCCACTCGCAGGTGCGGTCCAGCTCGGCCGCATTCGCCGCGATGAAATAGCCGGTGTCCGGGGTGCCGCAGATCGGGTGCCCTGCCTCGCGCAAGGCCACCACCACCTTGCGCAGCCGGCGCTCGTCGCCGGTGCTATGCCTGCCGCTGATCGCCAGCACCAGCTGGCGCGCCGTGCGTCCGTTCGCTTCGCCGACGCTGCCCCGCAGCGCGCCCAGCACTGAATCCAGTGAGATTGCATCGCAGGGGAACAGGTCGGCTTGCATGGCTTTACCTCACAGCCGGCTCGGCGGGTTGATGGGCCGATCCGGCGCCGGCACGTGCAGCGCCACGTCCAGCTGATCGCGCAGCGCGGCCGCGGCCGCCTCGCTCATCTGCCAGAGCTCGGCGTTCGCGTCCTGGGCGAACAGCTTGATCGAGCCATCCGCCTGGCGGCGCGCGATGACCTGTGTGGCCTGTTCCTCCAGGTCTTTCGCCGTGGCGGTGGCGCGTGCAGCCACGTTGCGCAGCGCGTTGATGCGCGTCGTGAGCTGGGCGGAAGCGCGCGCAATGCGCGAGATCTGCGCGCCGACTTCCAGCTCCGCCCGCGGTACCTCGCCCGGCCGGCTGAAATCAGCGCGACAAGGCACAGGCCAAGTACCCAGAATGAAGTGATGCGTTGCCATGTCAGACCCCTCCAATCACGTCGGCGTTGACCTGCGGCACGCCCAGATCCGCGGCGCGGTTCATCGCGGCGGCGAGCGCGTTGTGGACGGCCAGCGGGTACAGCAGCGTGCCGGTACCGCGCGCGGGTGTGAGCTTGGCTCGCAGCGCGTCGGTGGCGCCCTTGGCCAGCACCTGGTCCACTGGTGTGCCGGCGCGCTTGAAGCGGTGCGCCAGGTAGGCGTCCAGGTCGGTATCCAGCGCGGGCAGCACGATCACTTCGATGCGCTGCACGACCTCGCGCACTTCCGGGTTGTGCTCGCTGAGCTTGGTGGCCAGTTCCGACTGGCCCAGCAGGATTACCGACAGCAGCGGGCGCAAGCCATCCTTCAGCTCGCGGAAGCGCTTTAGGTGCTTGAGCGTTGCCAGCGGCAGGCTGTGCGCCTCCTCGATCACCAGCACGTGGCTGTGGCCGGCACGGGCGCTATCGCGCAGCGCGGCGTGCAGCTGCTCGAAGCGTGCCTGCGGGCTGCTCTTGGTCTTGGCGAGCGGCGACACCGCGGACATGATCGCCTCGGCGATGTGCTGCGCCTTGAGCGTCTTGCCGACCTGGTCATTGCCCTCCATCGCCAGCACGTAGGGCTCGACCACAATCACGGCCTGTTCCTCGCGGCGCAGCCGGTCGATCAGTTCCTCGCGCAGCGTGCTCTTGCCCGCGCCGCTCTCGCCGATCACCGCCATGAAACCGCCGTGGCGGGCGACCTGGTACATCGCCTCCCGCACGTAGCGGATGTCCGTCGACAGGAATACGTCGTCGGCGGTGGTCGGGTCCGCGAACGGGTCGCGGCCGAGGCCGAAGTGGCGCCGGGCAGCCGGCGTCAGGGATTGCTTTCGCAGTAGCATGGACATCTCCTCCTGGTCATTCGAAAGGTCGGGCGGGGAAACCGGCTGCGTCGTGTTCGCGCACGGCGCAGCCACTTCAAACAGGCCAGCGGTGGATCCGCCGTGCCGGTGTACGAAGGCAGTGATCAGGCGCTCGACCGTCGCGCGGTCGGTGCCCAGCGGCAGCGAGCCGCGGTTGATGAAGCCGTTGAGCGCGGGGCGCGAGATACGCGCGGCATCGGCCACGGCGCCCTGCTTGATGCCGGCGCTGACCAGGGCGGACTTGAGACGCAGCGTCATGCGGCACCGCCTACGTTGGCGATGGCAGCCTTGAAGGCGCTCACGCAAGCATTCCAGCCGTTGTCGTAGCCAGCTTCGAATGGCGTGTCGTTTATGGCCTCAGAGTCATCGCTGACCGGGCGCATTTTCGGAAGCGCTTTGATCATCAACGACACTTGGTCGGCGCGACACAAAGGGATCTCGCCCTTGCTGCAGAGACCCGGATCGCCGCCGTACACCGCACCACGGCGCGTCATGTAGGCCAGGATCTTCATGCCGCACCTCCCACCACGCGCAACCGCATGCCTGCCGCCAGCTCCGCCGCCCAGGCCTCCACCTGATCAAGCGGCAAGCCATCCGGCCAGCGCTGCGCTGTGCGCTGGTACAGCTCGGCCGACCAGGTGCCGCCGGCACGCTCGACCAGCGGCTTGAGGCTGCGCGCGGCGTCGACGTGGTTCAGTGGCGGGAACTCCGGGCGGATCGCCACCGGCTCCACGTAGGCGGGCGCGGCCTGCGTCGCCGGCGCGTCCACCGTCGCCGGTTTGCCGGCGCGCGGCAGGTGCGGCGTCACGCCCGCCTGCAGCAGGTGCTTGTGCGGGTCCAGCTTGCCGCCGTAGGCCAGGCGCTTGGACTTGCGCGCGGCCAGTGCCTCGGCGTCGGTGCGCACGTCCATCGCCAGGCGCTCGATTTCCTTGCGCGCGGCGTCGGCCGGCGTTTCACGTGGTGCCTTGAACTCGGTGCCGATCTGCGCGGCGCCGACGATGAAGCCGTAGCCATCCACCTCGACGCGCGGGGCCAACATGTGCACCACCTGGCCGTCGTCGCCGGTGCGCACCACGCGCACGCTGGCGTCGCCATCGAACGGGTTGCGGATCACGTCCACCTTCTGCCCGTTGATCAGCCCGTCGATGCCGGATACGTCCCACTTCTGGCCGCGGAACTTGATGCGGCAGTCGCGCACCGTGCAGGCCTTGGGCTCGCTGTTGGCCAGCGTGCGCAGCACCTCCACCGGCGGCGCTTCCTTCAGCTGGTCCGGCGTGATGCGCAGCCAGGCGTCGCGACGCGTGACGCCGGTGCGGCTGTGCACGCGGGTGGCGCAGTAGGCATAGGCCCATTGCTGCGCCAACGTGTTGATCTGTTCAAGGCTGGTCACCGGCGCACGAAGCTTCAGGCCGGCCTCGAAGTGGCGCTCCACGATAAAGTGGGTGTTTTCCACCTGGCCCTTCGCCCGGGCGTTGCCCACTTCGTTGATCTGCAGGCGAATGCCCAGCGCCGCGCAGAAGTTGCGCGTGGCGGCGGCCGTCATGGCGCTGCCGGGGTCGGTCATGAGGATGTGCGGCACGCCGTGCATGGCGCGGCCCGGCTGCTGCGTCATCGCGTGGATCAGCGACGCCAGCAGGTTGATCGCGCTCTCGGCGCCCTGCACGTAGAACAGGTCGAAGTGGGCCGAGGCGTGGTCGGTGACCACGTAGCGCCACAGGCGGCGGTCCGTGATGCGCTCGAAGTTCTGCGGCTTGCCGCGGTAGAACTAGGCCTTCGGCATCACGTGCGCGCCATCGTCGGCAAGGTAGAACTGGCGGCTGACCGACGCGTCGATCTGCCAGCACCAATTGGGGTGTGGGCTGGACAGCGAGGCGGCCGGCGTCGGCGCGTTGAGCTGCGACGGGTGCACGTGGTATTGGCGCAGCGCGCGGCGCACCGCGGAGACGCCGACCGGCGTGAACTCGCCGGTGCTGGTGTCCACGCGGCCGGCGTTGATCAGCCCGTTGGCGCGGGCCATGCCCACCACCTCTTCCAGCGGCAGCGTGCCGGTGCCGGTGAGGCGGCGGGTTTCCTCGGTGAGCGCGGCGATGTGCAGCGCCTCGGCACGGGTGACCGTCAGCTGGCCGGCATCGCTGCGGCGCTTGCGCGGCCGTAGCGAGGCGACGACCTGGTTGAGCCGCCGGTAGGCGGTGGGCACGGACACGCCCAGCTGCGCGGCCAGTGCCGCGACGATGGCGCCCTTGCGTCCATGCGGCGACGCCAGCAACTCGGCGGCGGCGGCCTCGATGCGAGAGTCGACGGGCATGGCTCAGGCCTCCTCGTCCCGGCGTACCGGCACCGCGAAGGGCATGTCCTCGTCATCGCGCACCATGCGCACCGCGGTCAGCAGCTGCGCGAACACGTCGGCGAGGAAGTCGCTCACATCCAGGCCATTGCTGTCGGCATGCTCGGCCAGCAGCACCACCGCGCCGTGCAGGCCGAACGAGGCGTCGTCGACCGACAGCGCGGCGCGCACCGCCAGGCTCGCCTCGGTCACCCCGCGCTGCAGTTCCGCCAGCTGCTCGTCGGGCGTGGCGGCTTTCCACTTGCGCTTGGCCTTGGCCACCTCGTCCTGCAGGTGGCTGATCTTGCGGTCGCGCTCGGCGGTGTTGTTGCGTGCGGCATCGGCATCGGCCTTGGCTTCGGCCAATTCGCCGGCGAGCTGCTCCTTTTCCTTCGCGTGGGCGGCGCCGCGCTCCTCCAGCAGCTCGACCAGGGATTCCCGATCCGGCGCGGCGGCAATCAGCGCACGCTCGTCCTCGGGCAGCTTGCGCAGGGCGCGCAACTCGCGATAGCCGGCGCCCACGGCTGCCAATTGCCGCAGCGCCTCTTCGCCGAACGTGGCGAGGTTCTTCAGGTCTTCGTCGACCTTGGAATAGGACATGCCGAGCGCGCGGCAGAATCCTTCAAAAGTTCCGACGTCGGAGATTTCGGTCCCATCGGGCGCAATGCCCTTTTTGCCGCTCAGGGCGCGGTACGCCTTGGTTTCCTTGATGTGTTTGAGCTTGCTCAAACCTACGACGTCGGAGAATTTGGCGATCGAGTTCGCCATCTGGATCTGGCCCATCAGCTGGTTGACCAGGTCGCGGTCATCCGCGTAGCTGCCGGCGACTTGCGCCATCAGCTGCTGGTCCTGTTCGATCTGCTGCTCAGGCAGCGGCGACGTTTCTGCGGGCGATGCTGCGGGTGTTGCCTTGCGTGCCATGTGTTGCCCCCTGTCAGGAAAGAGAACCCGCGGCGATCCGCTGGGTGGTTTCGGTCATGCGTGCCTGCAGGCGCGCGGTGTGGTCGGCGTGGGCCTGGGCGATCTGCAGCAGCGCCACGCTGTGCGCGTAGCGGCCGTTGTCCAGGCGAAGGACGAACCCCTCCTCGACCAGCACCGCCAGCGAGCGCGAGACGTTGCTGGGCGTCTCGCCGAGCGCCTTGGCGACGTCGGTGTTGGAAAGGCCGGTGAAGGTGGCGCCGCGTAGCGCCTTGAGTACGCGCAGCGCGCGTTGGGCGGAGAGCTGGCTCATACGGCCCAATCCTTCGGCATGTAATGCCGGCGCCAGATGCGATGCAGACGGGTGGCTTCGCGCGCGCAGGCCTCGCCGATCAGCGCCCACTCGACGCTTTCCGGGGTGTTGCGGCGCAGGCTGAAACGCTTGTCGGTAGCCGCGTCGACGGCGGCATACACCGCCTGCTGGCGGGCCTTGAGTTCGTCGAGGGGCATCGGCGCGGCGCTCACAGCTCGACGTCCCGCGGGTTGGGCTTCATGCCCAGAGCGATGGCGGCGCGGTGCGCATCACCACGTAGGCCCTTGCGGCGACCGCGTAGGAGATCGACTACGGCGAACTTGCTGAAGCCGTGCTCCTCGCTCCATTTAGCGATGGTGATGCCGTTGGCCTCGATCCATTTACGCGCCTGGGCGGCGGTGCGTACGGACGTCTTTCTGCTCATAATGTGGTGTACCCTGCTGGCCTTCGATGTGTAACGTTGGGTGAATCGTAAGTGTATTTTTTCCACTTTGCAAGGCGAAGTGTGTGATTTCTTCACTCGTCAAAGCGCTGATGGCCGCCAAGGGCCTAAAGCAGGCCGACCTAGTCGAAATCCTTGGCGTGCCTATTGATCGGGTGAAGAGCCTGACGTCCGGCCGCGTGCAGAAGCTGAGCCCGGAGGAGACGCGGGCGTTGGTGGAAAAATTACACGTCAGCGGAGACTGGCTGGCGACCGGTCAAGGTGTGATGTTCCAGGAGCCACGGGTCACGCAGCGCCTCCAGACGATCAAGGAAACCACGGAGCGGGCGGCGACCTTGGAGCTTCCGATGGAACGTAGAGTGCTGGTGCGCGACGTGCTCTACGGCGTGGCGATGGACGACGTCGATTTCCTCAACATCACGATCGACGGCTTCCTGGCCATGTATGGATCGCAAGTGCCCGTGCCCAAGCGAACCCGCAAGCCCAAGGATTGAACGCAACGGAGGGACCACCATGAAGAAGATCATCACCATCGTGTTTCTGCTGCTATTGGCTGGTGTCGTGCAGGCGCAGGAAACCAAACCTGCGGTCGCGATCCACGACTTGCGCATAACAGCGCTGCGCGATGCCTATCTATTCAGCGGTACGGCGGGCTCAGCCGCGGGCGTCAATCATGCCGTGCTCGGTCAGAAGAACGTGGATCGCTTGTTGCCTGCAGCGCTCGCCGATGCGCAGGGGCATGACGATCTGACCGCCGCTATCAAGGCGTTCTACGTCGCGGCGAAAACGTACTTCGACTCCGCGCTGGCGCCCGTGCCGCCGCCAAGCTACGACGTCCGCTTCGGCTCCCGACCGTCGCCCGAATCCGTGCAGCTCAAAGCCACGCAGGCGAAGCTGAAAGCGGACCTGGACGCCAAGGCCAACGCCATGCAGCTCGAAGCTCGGCTAGCCGGGCTCGAAGTCTGAGGCCATCACGCTCCCGCGCGCGCGCGAGGGCCACTCTTTTGAACCGGGGCCAAAGACTCACCCCGATGATCTGACGACACTGACTGCCGACAGTGGTGCTTGGCACCTTTGATCGGCGGCGGTTTCCTCCCGTCCCGTTGCCGATCCTTTTCTTCGGAGTCGGTGATGGACAAGCCTCGCGGTGTACGCAACAACAACCCGGGCAACCTGCGTTGGGGTGCTCCGTGGCAGGGCCTGGTGCCGGCGGCACAGCGCACCGACAAGGATTTCTGCCAGTTCGTCGCGCCGGCCTGGGGCATCCGCGCGATCGCGGTCACGCTGATCACCTATCAGGACAAGCGCCGCGCCGGTGATGGTTCGCGCATCGACAGCGTGCGCGAGATCATCGACCGTTGGGCGCCGGACTTCGAGAACGATACCGACAGCTATGTCCGCGCCATCGCGTCCGCGCTCGGCATCGGTGCCGATGTGGAAACGGTGAACGTGCACGACTACGCCACCATGCTGGCGCTGGTCCAGGCGATCATCCGCCATGAAAACGGCAACGCCGCGGCGTTCGATTGGCACGACGACAGCGAGTGGTACGACGCGGTCACGCTGGACGAAGGCCTGCGCATGGCAGGCATCGTGAAACCTGCGCCGCGCAAAGTGCCGTCGCCGGTCGCCGTGGCGGTGACCACTGGCGGCACCGCCGCCGCCGTCGAAGCCCTGCAGCAGGTGCAGCCGCTACTGCAGGCCACCGGCCAGGCGGTCAACGCCACCGCCGGCTGGCCGCAATGGCTGCGGCTGATCGGTGCATTGCTGGTGCTGGCGTCGCTGGCCGCCGCCGGCATCGCCTGGTGGCGCCAGCGCCGTGCCCTGCGGGCGGTGCACGCATGAACCTGCTCGCGTGGGGCTGCATGGCATTGGCGCTGCTCGGCCTCGGCGCCGGCGGCGGCGTGGCGTGGCAGGCGCGACATCAATCTGCGCAGCTCGTCGACGCGCGCACGGATCTGCGCACGTGCCAAGCCACAGCGTCGGACCAGGCTCTCGCGATCGGCAGCTTCCAGCAGCACGCCAAGGAAGATGCCGACCACTTGGCGGCGCTGCGCTTACTCGCCAGCACGGCACTCGGCCAGCGCGACGCGTTGGCGGACAAGCTCGGCAAGCAAACCCAAGCGCGCGAAACCGCCGCGAAGAAGGTGACCCATGAAACGCCCGACTGCCAGCCGTTGGCTGCTATGCCTGTGTGTGCTGCCCTGGCTGACCGCCTGTGGGGTCAAGTCGCAGCCCCTGACACGCACTCGGCTTATTGATGTTCCGGCCAAGGTCTACGTGCCGATTCCAGCCGCGCTTACCGCGCCGCTGCCTGAGCCGGCACCACCGGCCGCCCATTGCTCGCTGCGCGATCACCCCGCGGTATGCGTATCGGATGCGCTGGCATGGATCGAGCAATGGCGGGGTGTGTGGCGACAGGCCAACGCCGACCGGGCAACGGCGGCGCGCCTGGGCACCAGCGCCACCAAGGAGTCAGCACCGCCCGACAAAGGCGGAGCCACAGGGGCAACACCGCATGACCGATGACATGGATCGCGCGCAGAGGCTGGACGGATTCGACCGCGATGTCGCTTTGGTCAATACCCGGGCGCGCATCGCCGCGGCGCAGCTACCTCGCGACACGTCGGTCGACGGCATCTGCATCGACTGCGAACTGCCGATCGAACCCGCGCGCCTCGCCGCACTGCGCGGCACCACCAGCCGCTGCGCCGATTGCGCCAGTCAGTTCGAGCAGCGCGTGAGGATGGGTCGATGACTTTCCAGCTGGAGTTGTGGCAGCTGCTCAGCCTGCTCGGCACCCTGGTCGGCGTGTTGTTCGCCCTGGGAAAGCTGCTGCTCTCGCAGATCGGCAAATCGCTGGATCAGCGCTTCGCCACGGTCGAGGGCCAAGCCGTCGCATGGCAGAACCTGGAGCGCGAATTCCTGAAATTCCAGGCGGAGATGGCCGTGCAGTATGTGCGGCGCGAAGACTATGTGCGCGGCCAGTCGGTGATCGAGGCGAAGCTGGATGCCATCGCCAGCGAGCTGAAGCGCGTGCAGATCGATGGTGCCAAACAGGGGAACACGCGATGACGGTAGACATGGACAAGGTGCGTCGGGAATCGATCCGCTGGACGATCCTGCTGACGCTCAACAATGGCCGCCCGACCTATCTGTACGAGGAGGTGGTGCTTGCCGTCGTCCAAGCGGTCTACCCTGACGCCAGCGCGCTCGAAGTGCGGCGCGAGCTGGACTACCTGGACGACCGCAAGCTGGTCAGCGTAGTCAAGGAACCGGGCGGCCGCTGGCGCGCCGAGCTGACCCACTATGGCGTGGACGTGGCGGAGTACACCGTCGATTGCCTGCCGGGTATCGCGCGCCCGCCGAAGTACTGGTGACCGGCATGCGTCGATCGAAGATCGAACAGCAGCCGGACGAGATCCGCGCCAAGATCGACCGGCTCCTGGTCAAAGCCGGCTTTGCCGGCTACGACTGGCTGACCCAGCGCATCCGCGACGAGCTCGGCGCCGACGTCGGCGGCAGCTCCGGGCTGCAGCGCTACGGCAGCAAGCTGCAGCGCCGGCTTTCGGCGGTGAAGGCCAGCACCGAAGCGGCGCGCATGATCACGGAGGCAGCGCCGGATGAGGCTGACAATCGCAGCAACGCGATCATCAGCATGGTGCAGACCGAGATTTTCGACGCGTTGTTGGCCCTGCAGGAAGCGGACGAGCAAACCAATCCGCAAAAACGCATCGAGGTGCTGGGAAAGGCGGCCAAGAACATCGCGACACTCACCCGCGCCAGCGTCGCCCGCAACAAGTGGGCGGTGGAGCTGCGTACGAACCTGGAAGAAGCCCTGGCCAAGCTCAAACAACAGGGCATGGACGGCGACACGCTCGACGCCGTCCGCAGCCAGATCAGCATCTACCTGCCCGCCAACAACCGCTGACCGAGGATCGTATGGACAACCAACATCGCAAGATCGCGGGCTACCGTGAGCTGTCGCAAGCCGAGATAGACCTGATGAATCGCATCAAGGCCAAAGGTGCCGAGATGCTGGAACTTCAGGCCGAGCTGGTCACATTTCTCGGTGCTGAGCAGAGCGCGAAGAAGCACGCATGGGCAGAAGCATCGAATGCCGAACAACTCGAAGGCCGTGATGGTGACCACACGCCGGAGGGTACCGAGTTCGATCGCTTCACTTCGGCCGAACCCATGCGTTGGGCCGCGATCGGCAAGACCGATATCCAGACCGGTGTGATGGCCCTCGTGCGTGCGATCGCGCAGCCGGTGATCTGACCCAAACCATGTCCGCCCAGCAGATCAAGCCACAGCCAGGTCCGCAGGAAGCGTTCCTGGCCACCAGCGCCGACATCGCCATTTATGGCGGTGCGGCGTTCGGTGGCAAGACGTTTGCGCTGCTGCTGGAGGCGGTGCGGCACATCGACAACCCGGGCTTTGGCGGCGTCATCTTTCGCCGCACGACCAAGCAGGTCACTGCGGAAGGCGGCTTGTGGGATACCGCCGAAGAGATCTACCCGCAGCTCGGCGCGACGCCGAACCAGTCGCGCCTGCAGTGGAAATTCCCCAAGGGCTCGGCGATCACCTTCGCGCACCTGGAATACGAGAAAAACAAGCTCGACTGGCAGGGCTCGCAGATTTGTTTCATCGGCTTCGACGAGGCCACACACTTCACCGAGGGCCAGTTCTGGTACCTCCTGTCGCGCAACCGTTCCACCTGCGGCGTGCGGCCCTACGTGCGCGGCACCTGCAATCCGGATCCTGATTCCTTTATCGCCACGCTGATCGCCTGGTGGATCGACCAGGACACCGGCCTGGCCATCCCCGAGCGCTCCGGTGTGGTGCGCTGGTTCATTCGTCAGCACGGCGACCTGATCTGGGCCGACAGCGCCGAAGACCTGCAGCGCGACTATCCCGGCTGCCAGCCGAAGAGCCTCACCTTCATCGCATCCAGCTACGCCGACAACAAGATTGGCATGGAGCGCGACCCGGGCTACCTGGCCAATCTGGAAGCACTGCCCAAGGTTGAACGCGAACGTCTGAAGTCCGGAAACTGGAAGGTGCGGCCATCCAGCGGCGACTACTTCAAGCGCAGCTACTTCGAAATCGTGGACGCCGCGCCGTTGGTGGCACAGCGGTTGCGCTATTGGGACCGCGCGGCTACCGAACCCAGCGATGCCAATCCGGACCCCGACTGGACTGCCGGCGTGCGCCTGGCGCTGGCCGACGACGGCTTCTACTACGTGGAGCATGTCGAGCGCTTCCGCGGCACGCCGGGAAAGGTGATCAAGCGCATCGGCACGACGACCAAACAAGACGGCCGCACCGTCGCGGTGGGTATCGAGCAGGATCCGGCACAGGCCGGCAAGTTCGAAGCCGCGACCTATGTGACCGCACTGGCCGGTTACATCGTGATGCCCGTACCGCCGCAAGGCGACAAGGAAACCCGCGCGTCGCCGGCATCGGTACAGGCCGAGCACGGCCGCATCCGCCTGGTGCGCGGCCCGTGGAACGAAGCGTTCCTCGCCGAGCTCGAGGCGTTCCCGCGCGGTGGCCACGACGACCAGGTCGACGCTTTCAGCGGCGCCTTCAACCTCATCACGGGCAACGTGCGCGTGCCGCTCGAATTCTTGTCGGCCGGCCCGCGCCTTAGCGTGCACGCTGCCGACCTGATCGGCCGCGGCTTCGGCGACACCGGCTTCGGCACCGTGCCGGGCGGCAATGACTTCGGAGGCTTCGGCTCATGAGCGAACAGACTGCAATCCAGCCCGATCGCGAGATCGCCACCACCGCCGATGGCATCGACATCACGCGCGGCTATACCGGCCCGCTGCTCGCGCCGTACGACAGCGTGCTGCGCAACCGCGGCGGCGACCTGACCCTGTACGAACAGGTCTATTCCGACCCCGAGGTGAAGAGCGCCTTCGATCAGCGTCAGTTGGCCGTGGTGTCGTGCGAGTGGCAGGTAGACGTCGGCGGCAAGCGTGCGATCGACAAAGCCGCGGCGGACTTCATGCGCGAGCAGTTGCAGGCGATCGGCTGGGACAACCTCACCGCCAAGATGCTGTTCGGCGTGTTCTACGGCTATGCCGTGTCCGAGCTGATTTACGAGGTGCAGGGCAACCGCCTGGGCATCAAGCAGGTGAAGGTACGCAACCGCCGCCGCTTCCGGTTCGGCAAGGAAATGGACCTGCGCCTGCTGACCTATGAGCACATGCTCGAAGGCATCCCGGCCGAGGCGCCGTACTTCTGGAACTTCTCGACCGGCGCCGACAACGATGACGAACCCTACGGCCTCGGCCTCGCGCACTGGCTGTATTGGCCCGTGCTGTTCAAGCGCAACGGCCTCAAGTTCTGGTTGATCTTCCTGGAGAAGTTCGGCATGCCCACTGCGGTGGGCAAATACGATGGCACCGCCAGCGACGGCGAGCGCGCCAAGCTACTGCAGGCGGTGCGCGCTATCCAGACTGACAGCGGCATCATCATGCCCAAGGGCATGGAGGTGGAGCTGCTGGAAGCCGCGCGCAGCGGCAGCGCCGACTACAAGGCCCTGCAGGATGCGATGAACGCCACCATCGCCAAGGTGGTGTTGGGCCAGACCGCCAGCACCAGCGGCACGCCGGGCAAGCTGGGCAATGACAAGCTGCAGGGCGACGTGCGCGCGGACATCATCAAAGCCGACGCTGACCTGGTATGCGAGAGCTGGAACCTCGGCCCCGCGCGCTGGCTCACCGAGAAGAACTTCCCCGGCGCCGCGGTGCCGCGCGTGTTCCGCGTCACCGCCGAGCCGGAGGATCTGACCGCCCGCGCTGAACGCGACGGCAAGGTCAAGGCGCTTGGCTACAAACCCACGCTGGCCTATATCACCGATACCTACGGCCAGGGCTGGGAGCCGGTCAGCAATGCGCCGGGTCTGGACCCGAACGCACCGACCGATGCCAACGCCCAGCCCGGCGCGCAATTCGCCGCGCCCGCCACGCAGCCGCAAGATCCGCCCGCGCAGATGGTCGACCAGCTCAGCCGCAACGTGGCGCCCGCGGCCGAAGCCTGGCTCGACCAGGTGCGCACGCTGGCCGGTCAGGTGGACTCGCTCGATGCGCTGCGCGATGGCCTGCTGGATCTGCTGCCGAACATGACGCTGGACCAGTACGCGGCGGCGATGCAGGAAGGCTTGGCCGCGGCTGCGCTGGCAGGCCGCTACGAAGTGTTGCAGGAGGCCGGCCAGTGAACGCACACCAGCGCCGCATACACATCCGCTGGCTCCGCCGCGAGGTGACACGCCTGGGCCTGAAGCCATCCACGTGGGATTGGAATCACGCCGATTGGTTGGGCGCGCTGATCAGGCGCGCGCGCCGTCATGGCTGACGGTTCTGTCGCGTACGGTTCGCTCCCTTTCAAGGAGCAGATCGCCTTCTTCCGGCGCAAGCGCAACGTCCTCACCGAGCGATGGACGGATCTGTGGCTGGCGCAGCACGACCACGGCTTCATGGTGGCCGGCGCCAATCGCATCGACCTGCTCATCGATCTGCGCGCGGCGATCGACCGCGCGATCGCCGACGGCACCGGCCTGCCGGCGTTCCGTGCCGACTTCGACAAGATCGTCGCGAAGTACGGCTGGGATTACACCGGCGGGCGCAACTGGCGCACGCGCGTCATCTACGAGACGAACCTGCGCACCAGCTACGCGGCCGGCCGCTACGCTCAGCTGCAGTCGCTCAAGCGGGTGATGCCGTACTGGCGCTATCGGCACAGCGATGCCGTGATGCATCCGCGGCCGCTGCATCTGTCCTGGAACAACCTGGTGCTGCTGGCGGACGATTCGTGGTGGCTCACGCACTTCGGCCCCAACGGCTGGGGCTGCCAATGCACCGTCGAAGCGGTCGATGCACGCGGCATGAAACGCCTGGGCAAGAGCGGCCCGGACACCGCGCCGGCCGTCGACATGCAAGAGGTGATCGTGGGCAAGCGCGGCCCGCACCCGTTCATCGTGATGACACCGGCAGGCGTGGATCCGGGCTTTGGTTATATCCCCGG